TTCGACCAGGAACTGAAGCCGGAGCAGTACCCGGTCCTCAATCCGGCCGACCCGTTGACCTACCAGAGCACTACGCACTGGCCGCCGCCCTTGCCGGTGGACGTGCTGGTCAAGCTCAACGAAATCCAGGTGCAGATGGCGCTCGGCTTGCAGTCAAAGACGGGAGCCCTGCGGGAGCTTGGCTACGAATTCCCCGACGAGAAGATGGCCGAGATCTTCGAGGAATTGGTGGAAGACGCCAAGCGCCAGGCAGCCCTCGATCTCCTCAACGGCCAGATGATGCAGACCATCGGTCTAGTTACTGGAGTCCTTCCCGGCATGGAGGAGGGCGGCGGTGTAACTTCTGCCGGTGGCCCGGATGTCACTACGGCGGGCGGAGGAGAGGCTCCAATTCAGCCGCTCACCGTGGACCCGGACCAGCAGCGACTGATGGCTGAGCTTGTTACCAGAGCGTATGGGACACGCACGCCGCAGAGGCGGAACCCGGACACCGACTAGGGGAGAGACCTGAGACATGACCGTGGTGGAAAGCAAGGAGCCGAAGGAGGGCGAGGGCCAGGAGCCTGAGCCGACTGGAATTACGGTGCCGGTCACTGAGCCGGAGCCGAAGAAGCCGGAGACCAAGGAGCCCGAGCCTCAGCAGGACACCAAGCCGGGCAAGACCTTCACGGCCGACGACATCGCCAAGGCCCGCAAGGAGGAGAAGGACAAGCTCTACTCCCGCATCGAGTCCATGGACGAGGAACTGAAGAAGATGCGGGCGGAGCGGGAGGAGAGGGAGAAGGCCCTCAAGGAGCAGCAGAAGAAGGAGGCCGACGAGGCCAAGAAGAAGGCCGAGGAGGAGATGACGGCCAAGCAGTTGCTGGAGCAGAAGGAGCAGGAGTGGGAAGCCCGCTTCCAGCAGCTTCAGCAGGACCGGGAGCGGGATCAGGCCATCCTTGCCCAGGAGCGCCAGTTCGCCGCCGTCATGGACTACCGGGCCAACCGGATGGCCGAGGAGGCCGACAACATCCTCCCCGAACTCATCGACCTCGTCGGTGGGAACACCCAGGAGGAGATCGAGGCCAGCATCGCTCGGTTGCGGGAGCGCACCGAGAAGATCGTTGGCAATGTGCAAGCCGCACAGCAACAGGCCCGGCGTGAGATGCCGGGCACCAAGGTGACGGCTCCCCCTACGGGGCCAGTGGAAAACCAGCCGGGATACGAGACGCTCTCTGCGGACGACATCCGCAACATGGACATGGCGACGTACGCCAAGCGGCGTGAACAGCTACTCGGGGCAGCATCGCAGAACCGCAACAAGGGGCTCTTCCAGTAGCCCCAGCAGTACAGCAGCGCAGAATTAGACGGTGCACTAACTCGGTCTCAATCCAGGGATACGCCGGAACGTAACCCCAGGCCCGATGTCGGGCTGAGATCAAGGAGGCCCTGTGCCGTCTGCGATTACGGGTACTCCGTACCTGTCGGCCAGCCCGACCGGGTACACGGGTGCCAACAACCAGCTTTCCGCTGCCATCCAGACCATCTGGAGCAAGGAGATCTTGTTCCAGGCCATGCCCATCCTGCGCTTCGAGCAGTTCGCAGTGAAGAAGACCGAACTCGGCGTTCAGCCGGGCCTCACGATCAACTTCATGCGGTACAACAACCTGGGCGACGCCGCTCAGCTTGTTGAAGGCGTGCGGATGCAGACCAACGCCCTGTCGGCCAGCCAGTTCACCATCACGGTGGCCGAGCACGGCTACGCCGTTGCTGTGTCGGAGCTTCTGCTCAACGCCAGCTTCGATGACGTGATGGCCTCGGCCTCTCGTCTGCTGGGCCGCAACATGGCGCTGTACCTCGACGCCAGTGCTCGGGACACCATCCTGGCGGCACCGAGCGTGCTGTACGGCTACACAGTGGCGACCGGCGCTCGGACGCCGATCTCGCCGTACGACCCCGGCACTCCGGCAACGAGCCGTGTGACTCTGGCGGGCACGTACTACCTCCACGTCTCAGCAGTCAAGGACGCCGTCGAGACGCTGGCAACCAAGAACGTGCCTCGCCTGGGCGAGACCTACGTGATGTTCATCCACCCGCACCAGAGCCGTCGCCTGCGGGACAACCCCGAGTTCATCGAGGTCACGAAGTACGCCGCCCCTGGCAACTTCATGCTCGGTGAGATCGGGCGGCTGAACGACGTGGTCATGATCGAGACCACGCAGGTCAAGAAGGTCACCGCTGGTGCCGGTGCTGGCTACGTGGACGACACCGCTCTCGGCGGTGCGGCCGACCGCTACGCCGCCATCATGATGGGGGACAACGCCTTCGGGCACGCCATCTCCCTGCCGGTGGAACTGAGGGACGGCGGCATCCTCGACTTCGGTCGTGAGCACGCCCTCGCCTGGTACGCCATCTGGGGCCTCGGCCTCATCACCCCGCAGGCCATCGTCATCATCGAGACCAACTAGGAGGCGGTATGACCACGGCTCTGCTGGGTCAGACCGGCGTCAGCATCAACCGTGGGGTCGCTGGTGTCGGCACCACCGACACCTCGACGGCTCTGACGGCACCGGCAGGGAGCTTCTTCCCTGGTGATGCTGGGCGTCCCATCTCCGGTACCGGCATCCCGGCCGGTGCCACTATTGCCTCGGTGGAGTCGAGTTCGGCTGCCACCCTGTCGGCCGCCGCCACGGCGACCGGCACCATCACCGCTGCCATCGGCGGCGGCAATGGCGACATGTACCTCGACGGGAAGAGGATCGCCAAGACCAACGACAAGACCGTCACCGGGATCGGTACGGAGGGCCCTTCGGCCATCCCGGGCGGGACCATTGCTGACGGGCGGGTCAGGGGTACGGTGGACACTCGGAATGCCGGGTACATCGGTGCTGCCGCCGGGCCCGACCCCGAAGCTCCAAGGGAGTGGACGTAGGAGACAGTCAACATGCCGCAACGGAAGAGACCACCGACAGACCATACGGGCGCTAAGCGGGAACAACTGGAACGGGAGCACGCAGACGAGATCAAGCGGCGTCAGGCCGAGATGGGTATGGCTGCCCGGGTGCAGGCGGAGGCCAGCAACGAGGTCGTAGACCTCACCGGGCAGCCTGTGGAGGCGTTACCCGCCGAGGGCGAGACCACCACCGACGTGGTGGAGCAGCCCTGGGAGACCGTGGGCGAGGTACCTGCGCCTCGGGAAGCTGATGGCACCGTCGTTCTGCGGGTCAACACCGACCTGGAGGACGTGACCATCGGGGCGGGCAACAACTACACGTTCATGGAGGGCCAGGCGTACCGTGTTCCCCGGCACGTCTACGACCATCTGGAGGAGAAGGGCTACGTCTGGCACTGAGTCAGCGGGCCGTGATGGTGGGTAGGGAGGAACCATGTCGCTAGCCACCATCACGGCCAAGCTCAGGGGGATCCCCCGGGACTTCGGTGAGACCTTCAACGCCTCGTACAGTGGCGATGCCGTGAGCGTCTCGTTCGATCTGCCCAGGGACAACGTGGACGCCGACAGCGTGGTGGCGAAGATCGGCGCTACGACGCTGACGCCCGGCACGCTGGGGGCACTCAACACCAACGAGTACGCTCTCGACGCCCGAGCGGGTGTCATTCACCTGTGGACGCCGCTGGCGACAGGCTCCACTCTCACGGTCACCGGTACGGCCTACCTCATCTTCCTGCCGGATGACCTGACGAGCTACATCGACACGGCCTTCCAGATGCACATCAGGGGCCGTACACCGGCTCCGACCTACGACACCCTCCCGGCGGTCGAGGAGTACCTCGTCGCTCTTCTGGCGGCCATAGAGAGCCTCTGGGCGCTCGCCGTGGAGGCCAGTCAGGAGATCGATGTCCTGACTCCCGAAGGGGTCAACATCCCGAGGTCGCAGCGCTTCGCTCAGATCATGGCGCTGATCGACCGGCTGATGGCCTACTACAAGGAACTCGCCGCCGCCTTCAACGTCGGGCCCTTCGCCATCCGGGTGCTGACGCTGCGCCGGGTCTCCCGCACCACCGGCCGTCTGGTGCCGGTCTACGTGGACCGTGAATTCGATGACCGGACCTACCCGCCTGTGCGGGTATACCCGCCCATCGACAACGGGCTCCTCTGATGCCCTACCGGGTCAGAGACCACCTCCGGCACACCAACAAGGCCATCGAGGCGTACCAGCAGTACACCGGCACCACGGTGCTCTGGTACGAGTGGCAGGGTGTCGTGGACACCTCCCCTGACACCCCGGGCGACATCGGCCTGGAGGATCTCTACGACGAGGGCGGCGGGTCCACCACCCAGGCCCGGCGTTGGCTGACGCCCAAGCGCATGCCGGTGTACTCGGTCATCCGCCAGGAGGACGTGGAGACCCCGAGCGCCGAGGGCATGTACACGGTCGAGACCATTCACCTCTCCGCCCTGCTGGAGCAGCTACGGGCCCACGGTCTGAGCGACCCCTACGACGCCAGGAAGCACCTCTTCGACCGGATCGT